TGATAAGCAGTATATGGAATAACATTATAAACACCAAATTTTTCAGCAATTTCTAACTTAAGGAAAAAGTCACCATACTTACACATTTGACGAATCCAAGACCATAAGTTAAATTCAATATTCAATACATCATAAAACAAGTTATATAGAATTTGTTGAATATCATCATCACTTGATTTAATATGTAATACTTCACCTAAATCATTTTTTAAAGTAGATTCATCTGAAATAATATCTAAAGCTGAAGCTACAATAGCATCATAATCCATATTATCATAGTCTGAATAGACCATGGTTCTAAGATATTGCCAGTTAACATTAATTTGAGCTCCTAATAATGAGGAAGCAGCTGGAGAGTATAAACGATTATATCTATCCATTAATGAGTTTGTTGCTATATCTCCTGAACGTTGAATGGAATCAACATCCATTACTTTTAATTCATTTCCACCCGCATTTCTAATGATAACATCTGTTGAAAACAGTCGTTGTAGTCGGGTGAATAAACCAGTATCTGCCATTTTTTATTTTTTTATATATTATAAATATTATAGTAACCAACTAATGTCCTCATGCCCGTGATCTGTTTCAATACTATATGGGTTTCTTACTTGGTTTGAACTATATCCACCAGTATACGTAGATTTTCTCATATTGCCAAGGGCAGCGCGAGTTAAGTCTTGAGATTGTTGTTGAAATTTTAAAGATGTGTCTCTTAAGAACATCCCCATACCAAAACTCATTACTAAATCATCATTATAACCGCTTTGAGCCTCTGGTCTTCCATTACGCCATATGAACACTTTCATTTCCTCTAACAACCGTTTAGAACGAATTGTTACAGAACGATCACCAACATATTCTCTAAATTTATTTACTACAAGAGGTCTTGTTCTTAAAGACATTGTAAAACCCGGAGTCATACTAGAATCACCTTCATAAATTTTAAGATAAGATTCAGCTGTTAATTGATCTGATTTAGGTGAGTGATATAAGTTTCTATATCCTCTTTCAATTACAGCATCTAATGTGGCCCAGCCTACAGAAGCATTTTCAACTACTAATAAAGCATTATTATATTCAGAAGCTAAACCTACTAAAAAGTATCCAAATTCTTTAGGTGGTAATTGTCCTTTATATTCTGCTACTTGTGTATTAGTAGCAATATCAATTATATGGCATGCTGAAGAGTCCTTACCATCACCGCGAGCGACGTCTGCTAATACCATGTATTCTCTAGTATAATCAGCTGGTTCCCATATCCATAAATTCTGGTCAGCCCCTCTTCGTTCTACTGGATCCTGGATTGTTGTTGTTTTTATAAATTCAACCCATTCAGAATAAAACACAACATCACCTGAAGTGCTAAAGTCACAATCACATTCTTGGGCCGCTAATCTAGGGTCACCTAGTAATTCATCTTGACGTTTTCTCCAGTTTTCATCTCGTTCAGGGTGAACATACCAAGGTAATTTAATAGGTAAAAAGTCATTATCTTGAGATTCAGCTGAAACCCATGTCTTATGAAACCAGTTACCCGTTCCAAAAGGAGTAGATAACACAATTGCGCCACCACCTGTAGCCAATGTTTGTTGAGCGGAAGCCCAAATCTCACCAATGTTTTCAATAAACGCAGCCTCATCCACTATCAGCAAAGAAACGGCTTCTGATCGACCCGCGTCACTTGATGCTGAAGTTGCTTTAATTTGAGACCCGTTATTTAATCGTAGTGTTAATTTGTTATGTTCATCTGCTGGTATTTTGAGCCATGAAGGTAAGTTATCATACATAAACTTAACCTTTGTAACCATGTTTTTAGCTGTATCTTGTTTTGTAGCGATACACAACACGTTTTTATCCTTTTGGAATAACATTAACCATAAAGAATAACCAGCGGCTAAGGTTGATATACCTAACTGACGAGATTTTAATACAACTGAATATGGATTATCTTTCCATAGATTTAATACTTTATCTTGGAAAGGATATAAATTAAATATTACTCGACCCCTTTGTGGATGCTGAATATTACAGTATTTTTTCATAAAGTGGGCCGGATCTTGGGCGCACTTAATGTATTCTTCTCTTATTATTTGTCTTAAGTCTTGACTCATAAAAGGGCTATAATAAATCCTAAACTTGCTAAACCTAAAGCAACTATTGCTCCTTTAAATTTAGACTCTAGATCAGATATTTTTTTATTTCTTTCTTCAATCTGTCCATCTTTAGCTTTAATAGTGCCTTTTAAATCTCCTATTTTACTTTCTAAAACAATTCGAGTAGTATCACAAATAAACAAAGCAGTATCCTGTTTAAGAATAACTTTTTCCATTACAGAAATAGAGTCACGAGCAACTACTAATTCTTTTTTAAGATTATCTCTATCAACTTTAACTAATAAAGCATTTTTTAAGCTTTTTTAGCAATACCTGCTAATTTAGCTTTATCTATGGCAATTAATGAATCTAAAACTTTTCTAGTAGAATCTAAAGTTGAAATTATTGTATCTTTTTTACTAATTTCAATTTTTAAAGAATCTATAGTTTTTTGGTATTGTTTGTCTTTATCTGAGGAGTAACCTTGTTTGTAAGTAAATAACCCATAGATTATTATACCTACTAAACATACTAAAACCAATTGTATAAAAAAGTTTTTCATATTATCCAATCAAATCACCAGTATCAATTTTAACGTCTCTTTCTTTAAACGCTTTAACTAATTCTGGTTTTTTGATAAATTGTTTTAAAGCAGCCATTTTTTTATCTTTTTCAACTCCTTTTTCCATACCTTTTACTTTAGTTACCAAAGTTTTAAGTTTAGATTTAAAGTCTTCAAATTGGTCGTTTGGAATTTTAAATTTAGAAACAGTTTTTACTTTTTCTTTTTCTAATTCTGCTTTAGTAGGTTCTCTATCATCATCTTCTTCTTGTAGAGTAACACTACCTCCTGTTTTTAACGTATTAACAGCTGTGGTTTTATCTTTAGCGGAAGAAAAATTTGGATCTTTTTTCATATCATCTATAGATCCTGCCCCAACATAAGTTGCTTCATCTACTTCTGATAGAATCTCTACAATGTATTCTTTAATTTCTGCTTTTAATTCAGATTTTTTCATGATTATAAATATTAACCAAAAACTGTCTCTTTAATTTTCGCAATACGTTCCTCTGTTGTACCTGATAGTTCTACTAAATTTTTAATTTTATGATTATTTCTATAAAGTACTAATTTAATAATACTATCAATAGTTTAAATTTTTAATTTTATGATTATTTCTATAAAGTACTAATTTAATAATACTATCAATAGTTTCTCTATATTTTAAATCAGTTTCCCTAATTCCATTATCTTCCATTTCAACACCTTCAGGAGATACATAAAATATGTAATCATATTCACTTACTAACTTAGAAGCAGCATCACAAAATGCTTCAGCTTCATAATATTCAATTGATTTAGCTGCTTTAGAAAAAGCCATTACATCAATAACTGTTCTATCAGTAATTACATTTTCATAAAGTAACTCTCTACAACGTTCAGCTAAAAATATAAATTGACCTTTTAATGTAGAATCAGTATTTAATGGAATACCTGTACTACTCAAATATTTAGAACGCTCAGTCATAAAATAATAATGAGCAAATTCCTTTGTTAATTTTAAACTATTCACTAATGTAGTTTTACCTACACTCATTGTTCCACAAAATCCTATTTTCATATTAGTTTCTATTTTGACCTGCTTGACCCATTGCTGTTTTATACCATGGAAGACCTTCACGATTACGTCTTGCTTCTTTCCATCCATCTTCTGTATATTGAATACCATGAATATGATATTCACGTTTACGATTATCACCTTCAGGAATTAAAGCAGGACCTTCCCAATTGTGTAGTTTACCTTCCCAAACCCAAGCTATAGTACCATCAGCTTTAGTCAGTTTTCTACTTGGTTCATATTTAGTTTTCATAATTGTAATATAATAAAAATTCTTTAATTTTCCAAATTATCCCCAATGAGTCATATCTCCATGAATGTTGTCCCATTCATCTGTAGATACAAACTTTTCAACCGACAAAATACCTTGTGCTCCTGAAACTGTAATACCACGAGCTGATAAAGCATCACCTACAAAGTGAACATTAGGATATTCTACTAAAGCTAAATCACTAGGATAAACTAATGGTTCAGGTGAAAGATATTTTACCTCAGGAACATAAACACCCCAATCATCACCTAATGTTGGAAATACTTTTTTCATGTCCTCAATAAAATCCTCTATATAATTCCAATATTCACCCATTCCATGTCTTACAATATCTAAACTATCAATTTGAATAGAACTAACCTTTTCACCTTCTGATGTGGTTGATGCTTTACGAGATGGACTATAATATAAACCAGTTCCAGCAAACTGTAATTCATTTACTACTTTACGAGACCATTCAAATGGATTATCAATGTCCTTAATTTCCATAATAATACCAAAATTAGTCATTCCATTTAGGTATTTAGGATCTTTTTTAGCATGACCATTGTAAGTAACATCACCATATGTTTCTTCTACAGCAACATAAGCGGCA